GGAGTATAACCTTCTGGATATAAAATAGCAGCTTCTTCGGCAAGCTCTTCAGCAGTTGCTTGATCTCCAGCAGCAAGGGCTTTTTGAACTGCATTTTTGTACTGTTCTTTAGTGTACTGCATAGTTACCTCTTACTGAGAATCGAGAAAGCTTTGTGCAGCAGAAGAACGAACAGGAGCAGGTCCTTCGTCAACATAAAAGTCTTCAGGAAACCACGATAAAGCTGCTTCTCCGTCTTTTCCTAAACTTTTTGCTACCCTACTTCTTGTTTGTTTGTACCTATTAATTTTGTTTTGAGCACCTTGTTTTAGTTCTTTTAACAGTCTTTTCAAAGTTTCAGCCGAAACCGTTATTTTTCCTGCTACAACTGCTTGAGCGTACTCTCTATCCGCATCGGATAAACCAGTTCCAGCACCTAAATTAACAATGTACTCAGCAACCCGTTGTCCTGCATTAGCCACATATGCTTCAGTATCTACTATTGAAGCTGGATCTACGAGATAATCTCCTGATAACCCCAGAGCTTCTGCGTACCTAGCAATGTTTAATTTAATTTCTGCACCTGCCCCAGTAAACATATTATCTATTGTCGGTAAACTTCTGTTTATAGTGCTAAGAGCAGCGGCAGATTTGCCTGCGTTTTCTGCTAACTCAGCAAAAGACTTAGCTCCTACTTTAGCTAACTCATCTCCCATACCTGCGGTTATGTTTTGTATTTTTTGTACCTGTGGCGGAGCAGGTTGTAGTTCTAACTGAGATGCTTCAGTCCATCTGTCAGTGTCTCTGTCCCAAACAAGGCCTGTTTCATTAACACGATAATCTACTATTTTTCCGTTTTGTAAGAAAAACTCCATTTTTCCTTTTTGTCCAGTTACGTACTCGTTAAAAACACTGTCTGGAGCTTTAGCTAAGTCTAACTCCGTAAACAACTTATCTGGTATTCCTGCTGCTCTAGCCATTTGTTTTCTAACCAAAGGATTTTGGGTAGGCATTTTTTCTACTTCGTTTTTACGAATTTCAGTAGCTACTGTACGTAATTCTTCAGGGTCTGTTATTTGTTGTATACGGTTTGCTAAGTCATTTTGACCCAGTTTTAAAGCAGCATTTGACAAATTAACTTTACGTTGTACAAACTTATTTTGAGTTTCTCGTTCTCTTAAAAGTTCTTTTTGTCTACCAGCAATTTCAATTGCTTGGACTGCGTCACCTTCTTCTTTAAAATACTGAGACAAAGCACCAAGACCTTCAGGTGTCTGAAGATCAGCCCCTGAAAGAACACCTTGAAGCCTTGCTTTTTCTCTAGCAGTAACAGCAGCCTGTGCAAGTTGTTGGGATTCTTTCTGGTAGCCAGCAGCAGCTAACCTTTGAGCAACACTAGCTAAAGCAACAGGGTCCTTAGAAGCCATTGCTTGCTGCCCTTGCTGCATCAACTGGTTAAACTCTTGCTTCTTTCTCTGGTCCCTCATCTGACCCGGAATACCACCAATAGCCTGACCTAAGTCAAACATCCCTTGTTGATAAGAAGGTCTACCTAAGTTAGCTAAGAACTGTTCTGAAAATTTAGCCATTATATGTTTTCCTTATTAACTAAACAAACCACCGAGAGCTGAACTAACAAGGCCAGACCCTAAGTTTCCTACTAAATTACCTTGGGCTATGCCTGACTGAAGCAATGCCGAAAGACCTGAAGCGTAAGTTTCACCGTATGCTCCTGCTTGCTCCGACAATGCTTGTCTCTGGCGTTCTGCTGCGGTCATTCCGGGTTGTAACGCATTGAGCAACTGAGCTTGTGGCACGTAGCCAGCTGCCATCATTCCTTGCATATTTCGCAGGTCCATCGATTGTAGTTCTCTAGGAGTCATTCTAGCTTGTGTACCCATGCCAAACATTCCAGAAGTTAAGCCCTGTAAACCAGCGGCTCTTTGTAGTGCTTGCTGTTGTTCAGCGCCTGACTGCTGCATAGCCATGAGGGACGCTTGGTTCAGAGCCTCTGATTGAGCCTTAGCCATTGCTAATTGCTCAGGAGTACCTCCAAACTGTGCCGTACGTACGCCTGTGCGTCCCTGAGCAGCCATGCGCTGTTCTAAAGCTAAACGCTGACGTTCTTCTTCAGGGGACTGTAAGGCCCTAAGTTGTCCGTATACTTGCTCTTCCCTAGCGCCTCTGTCCATAGCTCCAGCGTCTAAAGCTGCTTGCTGTGCTTGTGTCATTAAAGCACCTACACCCCCGTAAGCTTGATTAGCTAGTTCTTCGTACCGAGGGTCATAAGGGGCGGTAGCTTGTTGAGCTAACTGGCTTGCACCACCAAACAAAGATTGTTGGTATGCTTGTTCTTCAGGAGAAGTAGTTATATCGTACGACATCTGACCCGTCACTGGGTCCCTTGACATGCCGAACTGACCACCAGTAGCAGAAGTCACAGTGTACGGCTGGAACTCCAGCATACCTGAGAGTTCTTGAGCTAGTCCCGGACTTATTAAGTTACCTGCTGTGTCATACTTACCAGCCATTTGTTCAAAACCAAACTGCCCTATGTTTCCAAGTCTATCATAGGCTTCTTTAGTTAGGTAACCGCCAGCAGCGCCACCTAATAAATTACCTAGTATGCCTAGCCCGTCGAAACCTTGGGCGTTTGGGTCAGTGTTTGGGTCACTCATTAGTAAGTCCCTCCGTTAATTGTTCCTGTCGCTAAAGTACCCGTAAAGGTCAACGCAGGTATTGTGACAGTCCCTGTAAACGTGGGTCCAGCCGTGTCTGCTTTTGTGGCTATTGCCGTTGCAATGTTGTCGAACTCAGTTTCAAACTCAGTCCCCCTAACAATTTTATTAGTGTCGCCACTAGATAAAATATCTTTGGCGGCAAAGTCAGTCAGTTTAGTATAATTACTCATATTGTTTTACCCACCAGTGCAAGTACGTTTATTTCCTGTAAAGAGAGTTCTTCTCCGTTAATGTCGGCTTCCATACCAATACTCAAAGTTCCGCCGCTACCGTTAGTGTTAATAGCTTCTTTAGAAGTCAGAATACCGTCTGAAAACTGACCTATGGCGTACTCATCTACTCCGAACTCAGCCTTTGCTTCGTCCTTTAAAGTAAGGAACTCTACGTTGTAAGAAGACCCAAAGTCATAGTCCCACTTAAGGAAAATGTTTAAACCACTACCGCCTACTATCGTCGGTCTAAGCTTCTTCAAGAACTTAAGTTTAGAAGGGTCTCCAAAAGACAACTCAGGACTAAAGTACTTGAAGCCGTAGGAGCCACCGTTGTCTTGAAAACCTGAGTATTGCCCTATGCCTAATGAACTACCGATGAGCAAAGTGCCGTCACTTTTTCGTTCGTAACACGTAAAGCTAGTTCCGGGCCAGCGTGTCACCCTGTACGACCCATTCTCTAGCGTCCCTCTTACGTCAAAACAATAGGTAATGTTCTGGTTTACGAAAGTAAGCAAGTAGAAGTTTTCCTCTGGGTGATACACAGACTTGTAGACTTCGTTAGCTTCCCTGAGTACCTGAATGATGTCCGTAGTAATTGTACCAGATAAACTGCTTAGTGGCATGGACTTTTCTTGAATTGTTCTTCCGAAGCTCTTTAGGCCTGTATGAGACAAAAAGATTACGTCTACACCTGTATGTTGTATAGTGTCTCTGCCTACGCAGCCTACACCTACTACTGTGTCCGATAAAGCCATAGTAGCAGGAGCGTCAGCACCGTCATAAACTACGATACTGCGTTGTCCAAAGATAATTAATTTATTATTATGAGCAGCTAGTGCTACAACTTCGTCGTGACCGTCGGGCCATACTTTAGACAAGTTAATGGAACCAGAGGTCCCACCTAGCCAGTCATGACCAATCAAAAGATCAGACCAATAAACAGTTGATTTATCCGTAGCAAAGTCAGCAGTCCAGAGTCTACCGTAAGCTGCTAGGACTTCATTCCCGTACATACTAGAGGTGACACCGGCTGCACCTGTGACTGTGCTTAGTTGCAACACGTCCTCGTTAGTACCGCCGGGGTCTATCGTGGGTATGCTGTTGTAAATAAGAGGCTCGTAACCACGTTGGAAAAAGTAGATGCTGTCGTTAAAGTTGACCATCTTCCAATCATCAGCAGTAATTGTGTAACTGCCGGGGGTCTCATCGACTAACGTGGTTGTACCGCTGAAAATCTTGTTGTTGCCTACTGAGAAAATCTCGGTGTTACCTGCGTCGTCCCTGAACTCTTTGATAGAACTTAAGAAGTCACTGCCTAACGCCGTCTTATCAGTTGTGATGACCAAGTGACCCTTACGTGCAGCAATACGCCCCCTTTTGTCGATAACAGCGTTGTCTGCTGTTTCAGCAAAGGAAGGGTCCTGAGCTAACGGTGCGTCCTCAGTGTTAATGCCTTGGAACGCGGGTGCTACAAGATTAATACTTTTGAGTTCTTGTGCCATATAAGTACCTTAAGGCGTGTAGAAGATAGTTTCTTCGGGGTGTCTAGCGGCGTCCATAGCAATAGCATCGGACAAGTACTTGTTAGCCATTGAGAAGTACTCTTGAGTCGAAGTACCACCTGTTTCCCCACGTTCTCGTGTGGCAAAGGCCACAGCAAGATGCACTACAGGCATCGCTGGTATCTTAATAGTGTCAGTGTCAGCACTTAAGTCACCATTGCGTAACACACAGTTGAAACGTAAGGAGTAAACTCCGTCTGGCTTAGGGTAAACATCGATTAACGTGTCACCGTCTGTGTCAACACCGTTGTACGTGTAGTACACAGGTGAACCAGAGACAGGGTTTCCTAAGAGAAACTGCGAGTCAAACCAGTTGTTAGTCTGGTACTGCATTATTAAGTTTGACGTATCGTTTAACACGTTTAGTTCTTTGATGTTATTCTGGCTACCAGTTAAAGAGTAGTTGAATACGTCAGCCGTAGTAGTGATTGTAAGGGTAGTCCTAAGTGCAGACCAGTCCCACGAGGTTTCTACGAGGTCCTTAGCGTCATTAATAAGGTCTCCGATTAGTTTGCTGTAGGAATTAGACTGAACAGAAGAAACCTCTGTTTCTCGTAGTCTCCTAAGCACATTATTAACTAAATCTAAATAAGTCATTAGATCATTCCTTTAAACAAACTTTCATTAATGATTCGATTAAGTTGAGCAGTGTAGTCTTTTGGTTGGTACTGAACTCCTACAAACGGTGGTAACCCATAACTAAGTCCTCCCATGTATCCTCCAGATCCTAGGCCACCGCC